ATGTTCAATATCATGATTCGTAAATTTGGCGAGATGACTTTCGAGAAAGCTGGTGTTGCGCGTACCGAAGAAGAAGCAATGGCCTTAGTTCTGGTAGCACTGAGATCATCACCTGAGATTATCGACGCTGAATATGTAGCCGCAGAAGGTGAGATTAAAGAGATTAAAGCAGTGGCTAAGGAATTAGGTGTTAAAGGTTTCCGTAAGCTGAAACTATCCCGCGAGACTTATGTCATTGGACAGCAAGGACAATACCTAGATGAGAATAGCGCGATTGTCCTACTGAATAAGATCACCCGCTATGGTTTCCAGATTGAGCAATATAAAACGTGTTTCGAATTATACGAAAAAGGTTTGCTGGATACTCTGACCATCGTTCGCGCTTAATTAATTTCTAATTTGGTGGGTGCAATTCCCACCGCTTTTTAAACTGGAGAATCAAACATGTTAGCTTTTATCTCATTCGTGGGAGGTAGTCTCACAACCATGATTAGTCTTTCTTATATTGTCGTTAGTATGGGGTGAGCAATGAAACAATTTCATGATGGCATTTCATCCAAGACATTCAAGAAAGAATATAGCGGATTGTGTATTAACTGGATTGATTTGATTGGTGCGGTTGTGTTTGGTTTGGTAATCAGCATCAACTTTTAACGATATAAATATATCGTAATTCAAATAACAAGAGGAAATTCTACTATGAAAAAGATTATCGCGGGTGTTGTTCTTGCTCTGGGTTTGGTTGGTGCTGCAAATGCCGAACAATATGTACAGGGTGATAGTGTCAAGCGTGCTGCCGTTGCACCTTCTTTAAATCAACTGTGTACTGAATTAGCACAGGTTGCCGGAGTTGGTGACGATGACGACTTTATTACTGCGTGTGTATGGAGTCATATCGAGGATATTAATAAACGTGATGCAAAACTAACTGGAAAGAAATATTAATGACTTACTAACCAATGCCCCTATCGTTATAATACGCGGTAGGGGCGTTTTTGTTTGGAAATGGTATGAAAACTAAACTGTATTCGTATATTCGCTTCTCGTCTATGCGTCAGAATGATGGTTCGAGTTATGAACGACAAATCAGGATGGCGAGAGAGGTTGCGGCAAAGTATGACCTTGAACTGGTAAATGATTATCAGGATCTGGGTGTATCTGCGTTTAAGGGTGCTAACTCTAAAACAGGGGCGCTATCTCGTTTCCTTGATGCAATTGGTAGATCCGTTCCTGTTGGTAGCTGGCTATTCATCGAGAACTTGGACCGTTTATCCCGTGCCGATATTGTCAGTGCGCAGGAGTTATTCCTTTCAATAATCCGTAGGGGGATAACCATTGTTACTGGCATGGATAACAAGATCTACTCGCTGGATACTGTTACCGCTAACCCGATGGACCTGATGTTCTCCATCCTTTTATTCATCCGTGGTAATGAGGAAAGCCAGACTAAGCGCAATCGTACTAACTCAAGCGCATTGATTAAGATTAAAGCTCATCAAGAAAATCCACAAAATCCGGCAGTGGCTATCGAGGAAGTTGGAAAGAATATGTGGTGGACTGATACCACTTCCGGTTATGTGTGTCCCGATCCGGTCTTCTTCCCTATTGTTCAGGAGGTTGTGGAATTACGCAGGAATGGACGGTCTACCGCCGAGATACTGGATCACCTTAACGCGACATATACACCACCACCAGCCGCAAGTCACAAGAGGCATTCAAACTGGTCACGAGCAATGATTGAAAGGTTGTTCCATACCCGCGCTTTGATTGGTATCAAGGAAATCTCTGTAGATGGCGTTAAGTATGAGTTAAAGGATTATTACCCTCGTGTGCTAGATGACGCTGAGTTTTATCACCTTAAGAAAAGCATTGGTGTTAGAGCATGTAACTATGGAGACAAAGAAGAAGCTAAACCGATCCCCCTGCTTAGTGGTGTTAATCTGCTGAAATGTGAACATTGCGGTTCCGCTATGGTTAAGGTGAAAGGAACTAACAAACGGCCTAACCAATATCGTTATTCATGCGATGCAATGCGCTCTAGTCGTATTGCATGTGTGCATACAAACTGGAGTTTTCGAGGTGATCAATTAGAGAAAGCTGTATTGCAATTGCTGGCTGATAAAATCTGGATTGCTGAGGATAAGGCTAATCCTGTTCCGGCTTTGAAAGTACAGATTGATGAGATATCACGCAAGATTGATAACCTGATTACCCTTTCTGCTATGACTGGAGCAACGAAGGAGTTAGCCGACCAGATTACTACCCTCAATAGCGAGCGTGAAACACTCTATAATCAGATTAAGATGGCAGAAGAGGAAATGTATTCTGTGGACTCTCAAGGCTGGGAGAAGCTCGCAGAATTTGATTTAGAAGATGTTTATAACGAGGATCGCATTAAGGTCCGGTTTAAGATTAAGCAAGCTCTAAAACGGATCGGGTGTAGCAGGATTGACAAATACAAAAACTTGTTTGTATTGGAATACATTGATGGCAAGACCCAGAGAGTTGTAATAGAAAATTCAAGAGGACCGAGGAAAGGACAAATCTTTGTCGATTTGAAAACTATCAATGATAGGCAGATTCTGGAGAGTAACGGGCTTGTTCTGCATCCATGTTTAGACATGCTGACAGATAAAGACTGGAAGCCAGAAGAGGAAATACCAGGTCCATTACAGGAATTTGGAATTTAAGCGGACTAAATCGACGTATAACGAGCTAAACACTTTAAGGGGTACATCTGTACCCCTTTTTAATTTAATTGTATTAAAGAGCCTCTAAAGGGCTTAAATCGAGTTCTAAGTCTTCCGGTATTAAATCAGCTAACGGTGCATTCATCCACTGCGATAAATCTCGTTCTATGTCTTCATCACTAATGTAGTTGTTCAGATTGATTGCGTTGGTATCATCAAAATACATTGGCTTAGATGGGTTGGTGTGGATGTATTCATTGATGAATGATTTAACATCTTTCAGCTTGCTAATCGGTAGCGTTTCTGTGAATCCGCTATTCATTACCTTACGTGGGATTTTCTTGCCCTGAATATTCTTTTTAATCCCCATTTCTAAATCACCAGCTTTCCATCCAATGTTAAACAAATGTGAGCATTCAAAGGTGATTTTCTCGCTGGTGTGCTTCTGGTGTTCTCTTACCCGTTGCATCGGATCTTTGCGAGTGGTAATTCCATATTTGAAAAACTTCTCGCCAACACGAATTAGATAAAAGTGCATAGAGCGCTGTGCAAACTTGTTTCTGATAACCTGTTTTCTACCATTCTGAATTGATTTAAGTACACCCCTAACCAAAGGGCATGTTAACCCACCTTGTCTGCGGTTATTGTGTAAATCACCTTTCTTGTGAATCTTTCCGTGGCACTTACAACGAAGAATTAGTTTAGTGTCAACACCCTGATAAGGTTCAGCCAGACCTAACACATCCCACCCTATCGGCTTGTAGAACTTGCGAGCGTTTTCTAAGTGTTCTTCTTCGGTAAATCTAAACTTCTTCTTAGGCGGTGATACTCTATCTTTGCCAGTAAACTGACCAGTTAGAACATGACTAATACATGGCGTTTTAACCTTTCCGTTAACTTCTATGCAAACTTTGGTGTTCTGGAATGGTTTCTTTACAGGAAGCACAAAACCACTGTATAACCATCCATGCGCTTGACAAACTTTAATGATTCTGGTTTCATATTCGACCGGAGGGGTCGCACGTTTGCTTTTTGCGGTAAATTCGATATCCTTTGCTAAAGTAGTATTCATAGTAGTGAATCCTCAATAAAATAATATTCACTACTATTTATAAGAATTAATTATTGTAGTTTTGGAAACCAGTAAGATCACAAAATGAATCAGTATCATGTGCAGGAGAACGATGCTCTGCTTCGTCAGAGAAAATGTTGGCTACCGGAGATTCCACTTTAACTTCCAGTGCTTCTTCAACATCTGACTTAACTTCTTCGACCACTGGTTCAACTGCTGGAGATTCTTCTTTTGTTTCTTCAATGACGATCTCAGGTTCTTTCATTGCTTCAACCAGAGACGGATCAACTTCGTCGAATACCACTTTATCATCTGCGGTATATTTGTCTATAATGAAAAATGGTCAGAAATATAGCTAACGTCGCCAGCATATTCTAACAAAAAAGCGCCCACTGGAGGCGCTTTAATTTTATCCATTCCACCGTGATTTTTTTGATCTGGAATCAATATGCGTAAAGGTTTTATATTTTCCTAAGCCGTATTGAGTAGGATATTTCCCATCAAGATAAGCATGAACAATATCAGGCGAGACACCCTTGATAACAATGTCAGCCGCGCGGCCTCGAACATGATAGCTATTGGTTGCGCCGCCTACATTCTTGTTATGAGTCGGGCAACGGTTCCCACTGTTAATAATCACTGGTTTACCGAAGTGCTCTCGTACATCCTCAAGAATCACCAGTAATTCAGCGTCGATTGTATCATAATCACATTTTCCGCATTTACATTTAAATTCCTTGCGAGAAAAATGCTTACTTAACATATTACCCCCTTAGATCATTTCGAAGATATAACCAATAAAGCGCATACCCTTGATATAATAAGGAGCAGTGCCTACACACACCGCGCGTGCATCACCCAGACAGTTAAAGCTATAAGGATTAACTACATCGACTTCTTGCCCTACACGAAAACGATATTTAGGACGTTTAGCCAATGTAGCGACACAAAACACGGTCCCCTTTTCATGATCACGGATACATTCTTTATATTGTTTATGTTTAACTCTCTTCGCCTCAAAATCATAGGTCATAGATTCTGGGCTAATGCCATTAATAAAAATACCGGAAAGCTGATCAACCGGATAAGTAGGAAATTCAGTGAAAATATTTTTAGCCATGTTATACCCCCATAAGATTCTATGAGGGTATTTATTGATTAAACGTATTTCATGCGCGATTTAATGTGCTTATTGATGTTTTCAAGCATCATTGCTTCGTTGCTTTCCCACGATCCTAGCGTCGAATAACGAGTAGAAATTTTATCCGACTTAACGGCAACAATTCGCTTACTCTGTTTCTGGATGCGTTTCTCTAAGCGACGTTTTGCCACCGCCGATCCATTCTTAGCGCGTTTGGTTCGGGATTTCTTAGGCTTGTACTTCTTCATGATAAAAGTCCCTTCCTTGTTCTCTACCTTGATGAAGTTGCCGTTTTCGATGTTACGCATCATCTTACCGCCTTTGATGGCCTTAATGTTCCCGTGGGAGTCTAAGACCTTACCGTTGGCGATTGGCACTAGCTTATTGATTTTGCCACCATCGAAATAGTGTTTCAGATAGTCATCCTGACTGCCGATCTTCTTGTCCTTATCCCTTGCGCCCTTGATGAAGATTTGGTGTCTGGTCCCTGATCGGTTCTTGTAGTTGGTATTACCTACAGCTTGCTGAGTCCAGCGAGTAGGTCTATCAACATTCTTGTTAATCTTCTTCTGGAGTGCACGAGCAGCAAAGATCGCCCCTTCCCCTATCGCCCTTTCGAATGTATCGGTTGCTTTATCAGTCCATTGGCGTAACGCTTTCTTTGTCCTTAGAGCGTTTCGTTTATTGGTACTGGTTGCCATGTTAGCCCCCTAATAACGAAAAGACCCCCGCCAGTGTCCTTAGCAATTGTTCATCCACGGTCATAGCCGGGAGTTCAAGCCCAAAGGACGTTAGCAGAGGTCTAATAGCTACGTTATAAGTGAGGGCGACAATCAAGAGATAACCAAAATATTTCTTAAGTTTATTCTTCATATATTCACCCCTTTATTATTATTTTTGTTTGAGTATGTCGAGAACTTGGTCAAATTTGGCGTCCATCGCAACCACTTTCTTCTCTATACCGTGTAGTGTTTGTTCCATTTGGTAAACACGTTCAGCAATCTGAGTATGGTTATTCTGCATCGTCTCAAACTTCTGGTTTAACAATGCGTCGCTGGATTCCAATTTCGACAATCTATTTTCTGTGGCTAATTGATTTCGGTGAAGTCTCCAAAGCCCACCACAAATTAAGGCGATAACACCGATACCGCCATATATAATTTCAGTCATTACGCCCCCGATATTTTTATATAATTTAATGGCAGAATTATTTAGATAAAAATAATCCCGCCTAACTCAAAAGAATTAAGCGGGATTAATTATTAGAATTAAATTTTAAGAAACAGAAATACCAGTAGCGGCTTTCTTAGTTACCATTACCGTTAGATCGCTGATATATGCACTTGGGTTATAGTTGTTAACGCCCTTACAGTAAACTTCAAAAGTCATTGTTACTGCCCCGTGTCCGGCTGGCATGTCAATAACTCCACTGTACATACAGCCAGAAGTTGCAGTGCGATCATATAGAACACCACCATTTTTCTTAACGATTAGTCGGCAAGTATCCCAATGATCGCTACTTTCGCCACGACGAACAGACCCGTTATGATGAATCGCTGGAATCACTATTTGGCGATCGAATGGATGATCATCTTCGACCCTTACAGTGATTGCACCATCAGGCCAGTTTGGTTGGCGATGCGGGAAACTCCTACCAACCACTTTCACGAAGTCACCACGCACCTGATTAGCATCAAGCATACCCAAAATGCGGCAACTTGAATTAATCGTTACGTTGTTCATTTCGCCGGAATCAGCCACCAAATGACCACGAATATTAGCGTGTCTAAAATGACAAGTGCCATCTTTGCCGATATACCATCCATCGTTACCATTCCAGTTATAAGACTGGATATAGTTACCAATTTTAGCATTATCGATAGAGCCATCAATGATATGACCTGTTCCGATCTGTGCGTGTTGGATGTGAGCGCCGTTAATCTGGGCTGTGCCGATCTTAGCCGTGGTGATACTAGCATCACTAATCTGGGCTGTGCCAATTGCAGCATTACGAATCATCGCATTATCAAGATAAACTTTGTTATCTTCGATGCCAAACGGACAAACTTCTGATCCGTCTTGTGGAGCTACCGCGATTTTATCAGCCGTAAAGATGATTCTTGTCGGTTCTGCCGGATCATTGGTTGCGCTCATATGAATACCAGCCACGCGACCATCTGCATTAACTGCCAGATTATATTTGCTGTTAATGGTTCCCTTCAAAGCATCGATTTTTACATCTGCTTCCTGATTCACACCAGCAATCTTGCCATCCATTTCTACCCGAACTTGATCAATCTTACTTGCGCTTGCTGCCTCACTGGTAGCAATTGCTTGTTTCAGGGTAGTAGCAGATGCGCTAACTTCTTTGGTGATATCGCCTTTCAGTTCAGCTTTAACCTGATCAATCTTAGTTGCGCTGGCTTGCTCACTGGTAGCAATCAGACTCTTGAGAGTATCGGCTGAGGCTTGGACCGTCTGCCCTGTCTCGGTAGTAATCTGTTTATGCATTGCATCAATCTTAGCATCGGCATTAGCGCCAGCTTGAGCAATAGCATCCGCGATGGTTTCATCTAAGCGATCTTGTAAACCAATCAGGTCTTCCAGTGCTTCTTTGTCCTGATCGTCCCAGCTAATGGTAGATTTCATTTGCATGAAATACGGTTCAGACCAAACAGCATCATCCATACCGAAAATATCATAGTGAGCACCACGGATATAATAATCACCGTCAGCCAAATCAAAGGAAGTATGACTAACGCTATTGGTAGTCACTGCCCTTGCATCGGAGAAAGTATTATCGGTTGCATACTGGATGATTGACCCTGCATAGTCATGTTCTACGTCATCCGCCCAGCTAACAAACGCAGTATTAAAGCCACCACGCGCACTAAAACCTTTCATCGGCTTATGTTGTGGGTTGATAGCCACTAAACGCGCTGGGGCGCTCTCTGAGTTGTTATAGCCCTTGACTGATACTTCTACCGTCAATTCACGGGAAAGGCCGTTAAACTGGTTCATATCAAGCGTATAAGTCCATGATTCAGGATCGCGGGTACGGTACTGAATAGACTTACCAGCCTTGTTAGTCACCTTGATAATGTATGCTTCAAACAGGTCACTAAACTTGTTAGCTTCACCGTTGATCATCACATCTAATTGTTGCTGATTTTCCCATTCGATAATCAGATCATTGCCTTCGAAAGTACCAGGTGAACTACCCTGATTTTTGATTCGAATAACCGGAGTCGGCAATTCATAGGTAACAGTAGGATTCTGGTTAACCAGTTCCACCCATTCGGAACGAGCAATAATACCGAAAGCACAAACGCGGTAATCGTAGGAACGATCTTTAGCCAGTGCATTGATATTGAAAATTTGCTGTGAAGTCTGTCCCAGCTTAATCCAGTTAGGTGATCCACTCACTTTGTAATCAATCTGGAAACCGTAGCGGTTGAAATCTTCCGGTACATCCCATGTCAAAGTTACGTTTTTACCGTGGATTGTCTCACCAGTTGCCTTAATTCTGAAATTAGTCGGTTTCTGTACTGTCATTGAATCCGGTAAACCAGTAGGTCTATTGTCTGGATTCGCCGCATAGTTCAGGTCAGTATAAACCTGAGAATTATATTCTGTGGCGGTGATAGTCATCATCCCAGCAATACCAGAATCAATAGAGCGATCAATTGCAGTAATACGCCAAAGTGAATTATTCAGTTTTAATTCATCATAGGTTACGCTAATAACATCCCAAACTTCGGCAGTGAATGCGTCAGTAGTCATAAAGCTGATAACCTGAGTGATACGAGATTTATTTCGTTCTACACTCGCTAGTTTATCAATCTGGGCTTTAGACTTAACAAAACGATATTCAATATCTTTAGCGATAATTCGACCATCTTGACGAATAGTAGCATCGTTTTCAGCATCAGCCGGATAACGTAGCATTTGCTCTGAATAGTCAATTGATGGTTCTTGATACATCGCGTTAATGGTATTGAAATAACCATTAGTGCCACCTGTTTTCAGTGATACTTTTCCCATCATGATATTGTCTTCATTGAAGGTATGCTTAACAATATCAGGAGCATCCAGTTTCAGAGTAATACGTCCAAAGGATTCGAACATCACCCCGCCGAAAGTCTGCATAAGACTGGTCAAGTTCTCTTTAAAGCTGGCGTTCGGATCACATGCACCGTTTGAATGCAAATCCATCTGGCGTACTTGTTTACGTACTTTCAGGAATGAATCAACGTTGATGTTTTCAATTGGTACGGATAAGCCATATTTTTCATTTGTTAGGTAGTGGAAAATCTGGTCCACGCCGTTAGTGCTTGCCTCAATAGCATTGGTTTCAAGGTTACGGATTTTTAAGCCCATAACATCGACCGCTACCTGGCTATTTGGTTGAAGGATATCAACACCAGCAGCCAAAGATTTGTCATCACGACGTAAAACAATACACATGGTCGCAATGCCGTTACCCTGATACCGATCATCCCAATCAGCGCCCAAATGATGTTTAGCAAGATCTAATGCAGTGTTAGGATTTTTACCCGTGCGAAACTCGACTTCTAAAACTTTGCGGTATTCGTCTTTAATGTTTCCTTTATCGAGAATGCCATCACGAATTGTCATATTCTGGCTAATGAGAACGTTTTTATTATCGATGTGCAGTGCTTTAAAGTGATCGATCTCACCTTCGGCAATAGCAAAAATTTGTACCAGCTTGTTATTTTCACGCTGTGAAATTGCTTTGTAAACGCAGATTGCACCAGTTCGGGTAGTACCGAAAAGAACGGGTAAAACTGTCTTAGGATCGTTTGATGTTCCTAGTGTCACCGCATTATCTGGGCTTTGTACTTTCGGTGTTTTTGGTGCGCCTACAGTGGAAGCGATCAAGGTCATTGCACCAGCAGCCATACCGATAGCGACTGCGGTCATAACAGAAAATGTTGCAGCAGCAGCCATCCCAGCAGACGCACCAGCAATAACCGCGCCTACTAATATTTCAAATCCCATTATTCACCCCCGAATCTATAAACTTGTTCATAGTCAATGTCTGAAACAGGAATGGTCATCCAGATACCATCTTCTTCAACGAGGCCATAACCGGAATAATGAGGAACTACGGAATAATATTTGCGGTTTCCTAATTTGTGGGCTGTGACCAGTAAGTCGCCGTCCTGTAAATCATCAGTGACTAATTTGAAATGTTTCTTAATTGGTTGAAGGATATTTGTGTATCCGCTTAATTCTTTGCAGATTTTCAAGCCTTCTTCTTTAGTTGAATATTTTTTATAAAGAGAATTATATAGGTCAGTACCAGCGAGAATATCGATGATCTTACATGCAATTATATTGCAATCATTCTCGCCTTGAACGAACTCCTGACCTATTAAAGAATTGATGTAATCGGTGATAAGCCTAGTTTTTAGCATGTTGAATACCTCCATGCAGTTATTTACTAGGCTTAGGGAGAAGGGATTATTTCTTCGATGAATGCCACTTGCTTTCGCTATTCCAGCGACCCGTCCTTGAGAAGAATAGATCGTTCTCGTTTCCAACATAGGAACGGTGGATACCATCGGAAGCATGACTACGAGCGTTTTTATCTAGAACTTCCCAGATACTATTAAGCTGAAATTCTGATTCGTTTTTACACTCTTCATCTTCATGTTCGATGTTAATACCGATGGAATCGACTACCCCACGGAAAACAGGGTAAGTAGTTTCAACCTTGCCCGTGTTGGGGTTAAGGAAAACCATCTCGATTTTCACATCAGATTTATCGAATTGCTTGTTACGAATCAGGGTAATGTATTCTTCGCGAACGTTAGAAACAGTTACGTTGATCCCGTTGTTGTTGATCTCCTTCTCTTCGGTATTCGATGAGATTTGAAGAAAGTCACCCGTTGCAAGATACGTAAAACCGTTATAGTCCAAATCGAAGTACCCATCTGTAAGCCGTAGAACGTCTCCTGACGCGGTTATTACTTCGATAATGTGAAACATCGATCCAGTGGAAAAAAGCTGCGGTAGAGTCAATCTAGACACATTCTGCCCTGTCTGGTCGTTGTAGACCTCGATGAAGTCCAGATTAGTGCATAGTTTGCTGAATGATTCCTGAATAGTTGCCATTATACATTCTCCACTAATTCAAATTTCATCTTGCCGATCTGAGCGATCTTCCAATCGATGTTTTCAGTTTTGAGAACAAATTCACCTTCTACGTTCTGATACTTGATCACCTCACCCGCTAGGACGTTCTGACGCAAGTTAGGGAAGAGTTTCATTTCGCCACCTGATTTCACATCTTCGGTGATCGTGTAGATTTTCTTGTGGTTCTCAAACTGGATGATAGTTCCCGCTTTCAGTGTTCCGGTGAAGTTGGAGATTCTCACCTTACGCCCACCGCGAGCAGTACCAGCAGCAGCCGTTACCATCTGGCGTACATCACCTGTGTATTTTGAAAAGTAAGACAGTGGCACATTGAAAGGACGACCAAAAAGGTGACGTGCTACAAATTCTTTTACTTCGTTAATATCCTGAGCCATGAAATTCGCGGTAAATTCTGCTTCGTAAAAATGGATGCCAGTAAAGCGACGCTGGAACTTACCGGATATAGATTGCGCCTTGAAGAAAGGCTGTTTTGATTTAAGAGTAAAATCTGTGATTTTAATATTCTTGGATTTGAACATAGAAAAGCCCCCATAGTTTTATGATTATTTATGACTATGGGGGCTTTTAATTACATCTTACGACGCTGTGCGTCTTCTACCGCCTGAGCAACTAACTTAGCGTGACGTTTGATAGCATCCATGACCATCTTGTCTGAGCTATTAACGTTGCCGTTAATGTTCAAAGGCGCATTAACTTCAATCGGCTGAGAGTTACCACCACCTGATTTTTGAGCAGCAAGGAAGTCTTTCAAATCGCCGTTAGTACGCTGATCAACTACTCGTTCACCCTTATCAAGCAACCATGTACCCTCACGCGGGATGTTATCGATACCATCATGAGCCATACCGCTAACGTTAGTAGACTTGATGTTTGCGATGTTCCCCATGTTCTGAGAAACAGCCAATGCAGCAGCAGCGATCTTTTGTCCTGTGGTGACGTTGGTCGGATCGTTCCATGCATCGGTAGCAGCCGTCCACATGTTCACCGTCGCTTGTCCGATAGAGAATGCTTTATGAGCATTGAAAGCCATCTGCATAGCTTTAGTGTTTTCCTGCCCGAAGAGAGTCATTGCAGCAGCAAAACCGCCATACATATCATCGGCTATTGACTGGCGAGCATCAGCATATTTCTTTTCAATTGCAGCCATCCGTTTTTGATGGTTTTCATTGAGTTTTTCTAATGCTTCCATCCGTTTAGCCGGATCATTAATACCGTCAATCTTGAGTTTATCGGTCTTATAATCTTGTTCAGCATCCGATTTCTCTTTATCGATTGCATTAAATTTAGCAAACGGATTATTTGAGTCTTGATAATCATAACCACTAGTTAATTGATTGGTTTTATAACCATCCATTCCCTGTAAAGAATTTTCAATCTGAGAATAGTTTTGCTCGGTATCGTTCACACGACGCATATATTCTTCGTAGGAGATAGCTTTACCATCAAGTAACCGTTTATGGCTTTCTAGCTCGTTGTCCCTGATTTGTTGCAATTGTGTTAAAGCATTCAGAGCATCAATCGGATCAGCACCCAACATCATTTTATAAACGTTTTCAGTATTCTGATCGATTAGCGCCTGGCGTTTCGCGGCTGCGTCTTCCTGAGAGATTAAGCCCAGAGCTAACGCGTCGTTCACATCTTTTAAGCTGTTTTGCAACTGGCTATTTTGAGAAGTGATAGACGCTGCAACTTGCCCTTGCAATTTAACATCAAGTGCATTCAGTCGCTTGATTGCATCCTCGCGTGCTTTCTGTGCTTTTTCTGCGGCTTCCTTAGCCTTTTTAGCTGCCTCTTCCGCTTTCTTGCGTGCTTCTTCTTCGGCTTTCTTCTCATTACCAGACTTACCCAATGATTCTGGTCTTACTGGTTTATTTGGTATAGTCAAATCACGGTTAGGATCTGCCTTGCGGGTTAGATGTTCCCCGTTATCGACAACAATCAGAGAGCCATTTTTCTTATAAGAATCACCAAAACGTTTCTTAAATCCTTCAACATCAAAGCCAGCAGTACGAGGATCGACACCAGCACCACGGATCGCGGCCTTTTCCCAATCTGCCAGATTATTCCAACGCTTTTCTTTATTGTACTTGTCAATAATTTTTTGAGCGTCTTTATGGTTGGCGTTAAGAATACCGCCAGTTGCGGTCTTGCCTTCTTTATTCAGTCGATCTAATGCCCTGAATAGAGAACTCTTTTCCCAATCAATATTAAACCAGTCAAATAACCAGTTTAAACTATCAACCAGCGGACCAGAAATGGTCATACCGACACCTTTCAGGTTATTTTCCAGCTTATTGATATTTTGAGAAAATTTATCATATTTTTTAGCGTTTTCTTCGGTGACGTTAACAGATTGATTCTGAATAGCGATCATCGCCTCTTGAGCAGTATTATATTTCTCAAGCTGGCTGGTCATATGGCTTGAATCACTGGCTAAAGATTCCATCATGAACTTGATTTCAGCCATTGATTTTCCGGCTTTCTTCATGTCATAGAACACTTGGATCGCCGCTTTCATACCACCTTGCGGATCAGTCATGAAGTGAGCATAGTTTTCTAACTTAAGGCCAACCGATTCTAAGTCATCGGCAATACCGCCACCGTTAGCCCATGCATCACCCATTTTATCTAAGGTGTCTTTGTTGATATCACCAAATTTTTCAACTGTTAGGCCAGTACCAGAAAATTCCTTTTCCAGTCTTTGAAGGGATTCAATCGAGAGTCCGGTCGCCTTAGATACTTCTGAATATTGTTTAACGTATTCCGCGCCAGCTTTAGCGGCTGCAACCACTGCGGTCGCAACTAAGCCGATACCACCAGCAGCTAAACCAGCAGAGCCAGCAATACCACGAAGAGATCCAGTCAGACCAGACAAGCCACCACCAAAATCAATATTACTTGCCTTTTCAGACAAATCATCGAGCAGGTCAGCGGCTTCACTAGTGCTTCTCTTTAGCCCTTTATTATCCCCTTCTATTGTTACTATATGTTTTGTCATAAATTACCCCTTTAACCGCTTCTGAGTTTCTCAAGCAAAGATGGATCAAACATGTTCAGCATTGTCGCTTTACGTTCTTCTTCTTTCTTGCGTACAAGTTCTTCCTGTTCTTCTTTAGTTTTAAAGAGTTTTTCTTCTCTAATTAATTGGAATTGGCTAGGCTTGAGTTTCTTTGCAGTTTCACGAGTCATTCCTTGCGACGTCATATACATGGAATACTGCAACATCGCATTCTGCATATCATGAAACGCGGGGCTTTGTGGTTCTAAGTAGGTGTCGAAAATGTATAATTTCCAAAATAGAGTGATTGGCATATTATCCATTTCATCTTTACTAAGCCCCGATCTCATCATTTGCCGGAAATAGAAATTCAGAAGCGGGTTTACTTTACCTCGTTTTCAATTACCGCCGGATCTTGCATCAATGAGGCTTGAGCAACCAAACCGATTAATTCACTGCGGACGTTAGTATACAGTGCCTTAACTTGTTCAATAGATTCAAATACTGGTTTACCGTCTTCATCTTCAATACAACGAAGAATCGAACGTTCGTCACGGTCTTCTTTATCAGTATTAAAAACATGTTCGTTAAATTCTTTTACTGACATAGGGCGAGCATAGAAAGTGAATCCACCGATGGTCAGAGATTCGCGTTTCGGAGAGAGTGCGGCTAACATTTCGTTAATATTCATTCTTGTTTCCTCTTAAGTTAATTAGATATGTTTATTTAGAATTGGAAACAAAAAAGCCACCCCGAAGGATGGCTAGATAATATTAGACTTTCTGGAAAACAGCTTGTTTGACCGGAGCACCATCTACTACAAAGGTGAAGGTACGGCCTACTACAGCATCCTCACCACCAGTCATGGTAGTTTTAGACAGGAAGCCGTTATAAGCGATATGTACACCAGATTTTTTCGTAGCATCGATGTAGTAAGCAATTTTAAGCTGTACGCGCTTACCGTCTTCGGTTGCTTTAATCAGTTTTTCGTGTACTTCGTTACCCGGCATGTAGTTGATCGAAAGTTCGATATCCGGTACAGACATACGACCAACCAGCTTACGGTTATACGGACCACCGAAGTTAGGAACATCGATAGTAGAACGTTCTACACCAGTTTCCGGGAAAGCCGCACATTCTGGAATTTCCAGATAGCTTTCACTGTCAAGATCGGTGTTAGTTACTTCTTCATGCAGAAACAGACCAACGAGGCCACCAGAAAAAATATCAAATTTAGTAGTCATTATTCTTTTCCTTCTATTTTAAACAATAGGGCACATACCCGTAATTCTATTTATTTAGCGGTTGCTCAAACGTCTATAACGAAGATGAGCGATCCCCCTATTTGTGCTAACGGTAATTACCGCCCCTTGCGGTGCAATACAAGAATGAATCTGTCCCCAATCATGACCCTTATGGCTTCCAGAAACACACAAACCATGAATAAGCAATTCAGAGTCACCACCGCCACCACCGGAAGAATGAGCACAGAATGAAATAGTCCCGAAAGCGTCGGCTGTCCAACCGTTAGGAATATCAAACCATCCCTGATTTGCTTTACCCGCCCTATTCCCCAAAGCGCCATCTACCCAAAATGCCATTAGTGCATTCTCCTGAATTTAAAATAATGCAAGCTACCTTTACCCAATGTAAAGCTAACGGTAGCACCAGCGCCAACTAAAGAACTAGCGCCCCAACTCCCGGCATCAGCCGCATGATGACCCGATTCAATCAATCCATTTACGACCAATTCAGAATCAAGATCACCAGCACCGTTAATGGCTTCCATATGAGCAAAAACAATTCCGCATGAATCAGTAACCCAGCCGTTGGGGATATCAAAATATCCACCATTAGCCCAAATACTAATAGCGTTTGACATTCTTTGATTTATCCATCCAGCCATAATTAAAACTCCATGAATTTAAAATATTCAACACCACCTTCACCCCCTAAACCAAAGGAGACGGTGCAGCCAGCAGGAACAAACGAATTTATAGTAGATCCCCAATTGGTCCCACCACGACGACGAGCAACGGTCAAACCATCTACGTTAATATGTGCATCAGACCACCCACCACCAGCATTATGACGCATTACAGCGACACCAGCACGAGCAGTACCATAGCCGTTAGGAATATCAAATACATGCCATTTTAAAGCATCGATTTTAGTATTAATTTCGCTACTTACCCAATATCCCATATAAGAATCCTTAGCGGAGATTTCTCCCCGCTTTCCAATTACCCTAATTTAGCTTCAATTGCAGCAAGACGTTCACGAAGAAGTTTATTTTCTTCGCTCATTTCTTGGACCGCTTTAATTAAAAGCGCGTTCACTGCGGAGTTTGAAATTGTTAAAATTTCTTCTGGGTTATCAAAACCACCAATTTTTGCGGTTTTAACAGCTTCCGGTAATACCTCTTGTAAATCCTGTGCGATAATACCAATCTCATGACCTATAACTTCTCGGTCATTAAGAGATTTAACTTTATCGTAGGTTTTAACTTTGAGTTTATTTACCTTATCCACCGCATTTTCTTCGTAATCTTCAACATTAATTTTCAGACGACGATCGGAACGAATATAAACATCGTTAAAGTTACCATTACCAGGACAGTAAAAAGTACCATCATGATGGAACTCGAATACAGCTTGAGGGTGACCAGCCGCTGGCGATGCCTCCGCAGATCCAACACGAATAATTGCTTGCCCCCAATTTTGAGGAACACGACGCATACCAAAATCGACGGCAGTTGTATACCCTTGATTGGTGATTAAACTTCTTCCTTTGATAATCGGATAATAACAGTCCGGTGAAACATAGCCATGATCGACAAATATTGGCGCTTCTAAGCCCCATTGATCACCCCAACCTCCAGATTGGCTAGCAGTCCAACGTTCACCATGAACATAGAATCGAACGTTATTGACATGAGTCATTTCGACACCTTTTGGACTTAGCGCGATATCCCCCGCGTTTGTAATATTGATAGCAGCATTAGTAGCATAGCTATAGAACGCTAATCCATTATCAGCACCACCTTTACCGATATACCAGTTGTTATTATCAGCACAAGTACCCAACAAATATATCGACGAATCGCCCGTTTCGGCATTCATGATGATTGCGTCAGAACCACGATTAACTTTAAGTTTCCCGAAGAAGGTGTTTTTAATGGTATTATCACCCAATCGTTCAAATTCGGCTAAAAATCCTTTTGAGTCACGAAGGCTTAAAACGTTATTTCGACCTGTATTGCTTGCCCCCCAATGGACGAGTTCCATATAGTCCATAGATTGACGAGAACCAGCTTTAAAGAAAAGATTGTCCTCAAGACGAGTGCTACCATCAATTCCAAGATGCAAACAGCGTGCGGTCGCTGTGCCACCTAGATCTAATCCACCACCAGCAAAATCATAACTAAATGGTCTACGGCTATTCCACCCACCGAAAGAATCACCGTGATCTGTGGAAAGAATATGGAAGCTAGTTCCATCATTACGGAACATCAAACCATAATTACCACCTTTAACAGCCAAACGAGCATTTTCAGATAATGCAACTTCGCTATTCATTACAATTTTCTGGCCTTTACCACCAGTAATATGTAATTCACCATCTTCAATCAGGTTTATCGAGTTTTGACCGTTATCATTCCACCAAATAAAATCTTTGGTTGTTCCATCACCGAAGCCAAACCAGCCATTACGAACATCTTGTCCAGTGCGATAATCCATGAAATTAAAATGGCTTGATTCGTTTGGTCCTCGACGAATATCAATACCAGAATTTCCACCAACACCACCATCCAATGTTAATCTCTTGACATGTAACCCGGTTGTTGCTGTCAGCAATAATTCCTGATTTGTATCTTCGTATCCAGTAGCAAGACGATATGCGTTATCATCAACTGTCTCATGCCAGATAGTGGCAGGAGCAGAACTACGGAAGCGACGCAACATTTTCTTAGCATTTGTTTGCTGTTCGTTCAAATGCTCAATGTCATATTGGCCTTGATGGTTTCCAGCAAAATTTAACGTTCCACGGTTGCTAAAGTTATTGAACGATGAAATGTTAAGAGCATCAAAAATTTCATCTGCAACAGGTTTTTCACCGCCCAGGTATTCAGGAGTATCCAACAGGTTTAAAGAAACACCACCGGAAGAAACTTGATATTCTGCTAAAACAAATCCTGTATGTGCACCATAGTAAGCGTAAAGATCATAATTGTCGCCATCGGTTGGAATAGCGCAAAAATGTTGTTCATAATGCCAAATAGTATAATACGCATTGAATACAACACCTTTCGGGCTATTGTTGCCGCATCGAATCACCAATTCGATAATATTGGCTTGTCCATTCATCCCGACGTTATAACCGTTACCACCAACTAAGCGGATCTTAGCACTACGACCGTGTTGCTGTGGCATTGTCAAAGTGCCTAGTTTAAACCAACCACCCTCGATCCCAAAATTAAGCGTCTTCTGGAACAGTCGGTCAATTTCTGCTTTCGAATATGCGCCAATTTCGGCAGGAGTAGGTTTATCACCTTCATGATACATGCGGTGAGAATATGCCAAATGACCCAATTCATCATAGCCGTATGTTCTTACCGTATGAACCGGATTAGACCCATAAGTGAACTCAAAGCCACGAGCATGATTAACACCAGATGGATGCGGAACATGCAAGATCATTGCAATATGACCCGCCAGGTCATTCATGCGGAATGCACCAAAGTAATCAAGATTACGCGCATTTGGATCATCAAAATAGTTTGCGGTCTTAGACAGCAAATAACCATCAGTATAAGTGTTTACGTGTTTTTTGATGTACTTGCCATCAGCAGATCCATCGGCTGCATCAATACGGCTTTCTAAGCGTGCCAATTCAGAATCAGTGTAAGACTTGTTATTGTCAACTTTGCTATGAATTGCTGTATTTTTGGCTTCAACATCACGGGTTAATGCTGCGACGTTATCCGCTGCCTCTTGCTTATTGGCTGCAATCACACCAGTAAGGTTATTGTAGGTGTCAGTTAACTGATTTTCCGCATAGACTTTATTTGCTGCGATAGTGCGGTCAGTTTCTGTCTTAATCAGATCAACTTTGTCATTGATTGCTTTGTCATTACTTGCGATTGTCGCGTCGGTACGGGATTTAATATCATCAACTTTTTTATTGATGCGGGTATCCAGTTCCTGGGTTGCTACAGCAGCCGCATTTTTATTAGCGTTGATGGTATCCGACAATTCAGCTTTAACACCAGCAAGGTCGGAAGCAGCTTTATTTTTATTGGCCTCGATTGTCGCGTCGGTTTCGCGTTTAATTACATCAACTTTATTGTTAATTTCTGCGTGATTTGCTGCGATGGTTGCATCAGTAGTTTGTTTAATTTCATCTACTTTAGCGTGAATATTGCGGTCATTTACTGCAATTGTGCTATCCAGTTCTTGTTTGTTAGCATCAACTTTAGATTCTAGTGCCGCGTGAGTTTCAGGAGAAACAGAGATTTGAACTACTTCATGATCTCGGTCTTTGGTAAAAATAACATGGTCTTTAAGGTTGATTGCTACCTCACCGACCTGTAATTGTTCCGGCGTTGGTTTTTTGCCAGAAACATTTGTTCGTTTAAATTGGATCGACTGCATCGAATCACCTCACTATAAAACAGGAATAAGGGAGGCGTTAACCTCCCGCGTCATGTTTTATTTAGAGAAGCAATCAGTATTCCCCGAAGTCGATCCGGTCATGGATAGAAACGGCTTCAATCTCGGCTGGTGTCGGTTTTTCTTCTGTGGAATACACTTTCACCCATCCAGAATTACCGTCTTTCTGGACTGTGCGAACTCGTAAACGTGGTGCGCCGGAAGCGGTGCAAGTTAATTGCCATCCACCATCTTCATTAGGTTGAACGTGAATTAGTGAAGTATCAGCACTAAATGGATTAGATACGCTCGATCCCTGATAAGTTACGAAACGGTTTCCGGCTAATGCTTCGCTATCAATCGGACCTATGAATGGGCTAACGCCTGAACCTACGCCATAATCCCCTTGTCGCAGAATTTTTCCCTCGGTCGCGATACCCCTTGCAAGAATCCCGCCATCTGGTTCAAGTTTAAATTCCAGTGTTACAGCTTTGTTATCTGCGCCACGGGTTTTATGTGATGTGACGTAAGCATCGAATATACAAAAGTACCCTGTGTTAGCAGCACTATAGCCAGAGTTCACAACATAGAACATACGGAAGCGTAAAGGTGTTTTATCCTCTACCGCTTTCATCAACATTGCTTGATGTTCGTCATCCAGAACACGGTTTAACGTGAGTGTTGTCGGTTCCAGTTTACGATAACCAGCAAGTTTCCCCGTAGCGTCCTGGTCATACTCTTCTAACGTCTGGATCTCTGTGGATTCGGTTATCGTCGGAAATGCTGCGATGTTCTCGATAGGACTAAAGCTAGGATCGAAAAAGTCCGGCTGGTTATCCACCATAGTAGACACGGAGACTTCAACATGCGACCCCGTGAAAATGTCTAAGTTATCTTGTGTAATATTCATTATTACCCCTTAAAAACGCGCTAGATAAGAAAATTTAAGGCTAAGTGTCCCAACGATACCCCCATCACTAGAATCATCGTCATAATCGGTATTAGAGGCTACTGGAGTGATATCTGAAATAGAGAAGCCCAAATCTTTAAAACGTGGATTATCCGGCTGAATCTGGATTATCTGGCAAATACCCTCATGAATTTTGGTTTCATGATTCTGAGAATACAACTGCATTTCGATAACGCATTCAGCTTGCATTGCATTACCACCACGGACCCTATTGTAAGTCTCATTCATTCCGGTAATCCAACAAACCACGTCATCACTAAAGCCTTGCTGAGTTTGTTCTACGTTTAAAGCCAGACCTAAATCTTGTTCGATAATATCCTGCAAGGCGCGTTTGATTTTCAGTCTAGGCATATTATTAACGGTAGCGAGCATGTGTACCCCCTGCACGAGCAATAAAGCAATCAGAAGTATTATCACCATTGCGCTTAACGTATTGAACTTTGAAACGCTGATTTTCTACAGTGACAACATCACCCTGATTTAAGTCTCCCTCACGACAAAATAGAAATTCTGTCTCTGTCATTACCCCTTGTTCGTCGGTAGTAGTAATTTCATGATAAGCACGAATTGATTTACCACCTTCCACCGAAAATACAGGAGCACTTCGGAACATTCTTGATAATTGTGATTCTGATAATTTGAACATAGTTACCCCCTTTATGGAGTATTTACATACAAAAAAGCCCCACCGTTAGGCAGGGCTAATTATTATTTTGCTTTAGTCTTACGTTCTTTTTTAACTGTGGCTTTCGCCGTAACCGTCTGAGATTCTTCTTCCTGAGATGGAATCAGATTTTCTTCCCCCAAATCGGGGGAAGGTTCAGATGGTTCTACGTTATTTCATTCAGCGGAGATGTGAAGAACTTTCAGAGCTTCCGGCTGAACTACGGTGAAGTCCAGGTCTACCCAGATACGCGGAACGATAGCAGACTGTGCGCGGTAAGTGGTGTCGTCCATATCCAGTTCCAGACCACCCCATTCACCGATCATGATACCGGAGAAGTCACCCAGAACGATGTGGTCTGCCGGAATAACGCCAGAAGTAACTACATCGTAACCAGCCAGTTTGCCGTTTTCGATGATATAACCGGAAACGCCGTTATCTTTCAGGGTAGATTCCAGTTCAGCAGCAGTTGCACCGCTCATTGCAAACTTGATGGACTGTGCCGGAACGCCAGCGTCGGTCAGTGCTGCAATTTCTTTCAGGAAGTCTTTGTAAGAGAAAGCAGCTTTCTTAGTAACGCGACCACCGTCTACCAGTTGCTTAACCAAACCTTTCGGACCGCGAGTATTGTCTTTGTCAGACAGAATCAGTTGTTCCAGTTTGATGCGAACAGCTTTGTTAATATGATCAGTGATCAGGGTAGCAATATTCGGAACAGTTTTCAGAGACTGACGGCTGATCGGGTTGCCACCAGCAAAAGTTTTCGGAGCCATTTTCACGTTTTCAAAGGTAGCCTTCGACTCGGGGGCACTTCCATTTTCGTCTACAAAACCAAAGGCATCAACGCTGGAAGCAGTCATTTTCGGTACAGCGATCGGGCTATTCAGACCAGACAGGACGGTCACGCCCAGACGACCCAGACACGAAGCAGGAAGCAGCATTTCGATGTATGATTCAGTCAGCAGTTTTTCGTCAGTTACAGCGGTCAGAGTAGTTTTGGTGTTACCATCAGCAGCAGCACGCAGAGCAGCAGCCGGAACGAATACAGAGCCACCGCGAGCAGCACGACCACGCTGCATTGCAGCACCAGCAGCCATAGCGGAATATTCAGCTTCGTTAGCACCCAGAGCAGCACCATCTACCAGAGAGCGAATTACGTTGTTCAGGTCAAAAGTTTTTTCCATTTTAGAGTCCTTAATTTGTTGTTCGTTGTTACGTTGAGCAGTAGCGATTTTATTTAGTGCCTTAGTGCGGAATGCTTCCGGCGTAATTTCTTTATTTGCCAATGCGCGTTTAAATTCTTCATCGTCTTCGTTAATATTTAGCTCGCGAGCGATCTCGCGAATTTCTAATTCGTCTTCTTCGGAACGTTCAGCCACTTCTTCGATTTTTTCTTCTTCAACCGGAGCGGCTTCACGTTCTTCTTTTACTTCTTCTGCTTCCCGAACAGTTGAACTATCATCATCAACACTTTCAGGATGTTCAGCGTCTTTTCCGTCTTCGAGATTTTCATTTTCTTTATTCTCTTCAACTTGGCGCTCTTGAGTTTCTTCAACTTCCGGTTCTTTATTTTCTTCTACCGGAGTTTCTTCAACCTGAGCGGCTTCTTGTTCTTCTTTGATTTCTTCGATTTGTTCTTTAGTCATATCGCGTTTAGCCTCCAAATTAACTGTGATAGTATTTAGAGAGCGATTTAAACCGACCGAATCATCAGCAGGAACGGTGACAAATGAGAGTTCATAGGGCGCCCACTTAGTAACAATCAATTGCCCTTTGGCGTAATCGATGTGATATTCTTTAATGTCATAGCCGACAGAAATTTTTTCCATCGTACCTTCAATGACTTTATTGCGAATATCATTAGCCAAAGTGCCATGCTTAGAGAATTTAACCAGAGCACGACCTACGTTATCCGCATCGATTCGAGCGTCGCAGACTACACCTAAATGATTATCGAAATTATGATTGAACAGCAACGGAGCGTTATTATTCAGACGAGACAGATCAACCGCTTCCGGTGTATGTACCAGAATTTCATCTAGTACCACCATCTCTTGATTTTGCTCATCCCAGAATTGGCGCTGATACGGCTGTTCACTGGAGAAAGCAATTTCAAATTCGTATTGATCGTTATGCCCTTCGTTAATAACTCCACCGTAACCGTTAAGATCGCGGCGAAATTTAAGCATTTAATCACCTTTAATTAATTGGGGGCATTGCGCCCCCCGTTGGTTATTAGGGATCGGCTGGGGAATTTTTTTCTTCACCCTCGCCATCAACGATAATATTTAGTGCGCTCTTTTCGGCTTGAATCTCTGAGAATACTTTTTCAGGATCATCACCACGTTCAAGAATAACGGCAGTACGTGATTTAAGTCCTTTATCAATTAAAGCAATATCAGCGTTTACGTCTTTAATAACATCGACAGACTCGAAACGCGGACGAATAATAGTTGTATTATCGATAATATGTGGAATTGCAGTAATACGAATCGGAACAATACCACGCGCGGAATAATGGCGTAGATACGCTTCGAAAATTGGCAATACCACTGTTTCAATCAATTTGTTTTGAAGTGCTTTAACGCGGTTACGTTGAAGTAGTTCACCAAAACGTGCGGCGCTGTAATTTATTTGGCTAGTATCGCCAGTTAAGCCCTGATTGAACACGCCAAGACCCATCGCTATACTCTTGAACATTCCATCATTGAAGCTGTTAAAGTCATCACCACTTTGCGATGATTGAATTGACTTGATTGTTGCCCCTTCCGGCAATTCCTGAATAGTACCAGGCGCGAAATCGTGAATAACTTCCGGCGCTTGATATTGGTCTTCATCTTCACCAGTATCAAAATCGTCACCAGAATCTTTCGGACGCTCGATGAACGCCATGCTACAACTTGAAATTCGTTTATGTACCAGTACAGCTTCGCGGAATGCGTCTTGATGTGCGATATCCTTAATCACTGGCAGGAAGTCAGTCACACCACGCAGAGATTCAGCCGCAAGTGGTTGATAATAATGGCATACTTGCGAAGCATCTACGCGATAGTTATCACCTGTGTAGGTCTGAGTCAGTAGGTTGATTTTACGAAACCAGTATGCAACAGGGCGCATTGTGTGTAGGTCATACTCCACACCTTGATATATCGCACGCTCTTTGCTTACTTCACGGTTGAGCGACCAGTCGCACTTATCAGCAGACAGGATAGAAACATTTAACTCATTGTTTTCTTTAGTTAAAACGATGAAACACTCACCACCCATAACGCGCTCACGTTCAGCCATTACCAGCAGTTCACGGAAGTTAAAGCGACCGTTACGAGAGAAGCGTTTAGCATTCTGCGCCCACTTCCAGAAAGCATTCTCAATCTGCTTATTCAGTGCGCTATCAAGTTTGCCATTTGATTTAACGATTGATGGCTTCGGATCTAGGCCAGTACCTACCACCATATCGGTTATGTATTGCGTGTAGCGACTGCCTACGGAAGTGTTTAAGGCCAGAGTACGACCCTGATCATAAAGGCGCTTACCGTTCGATTTGAGAGCCTTATTGAAGGTTCCGGTGATAGTATCTTGTTGAAGCTGTCCATCAATGCGATCACCAACCAGTCCTAAACTCCGAGTCGCCAAAGATCTCTGGTATTTTTCTACTTGTTTGTCGATGAAAATTTTTGGTTGTTGCTGGCGGTGATTAGTTTTAACTGGAGTTTCTACCGCCTTTTTGCGTCGAAAAAGATTAAACATGATTTACCCCTTATCGCGTAAGACGTAATTTGATATTTTTAATCGGGCTAATTCCCTGTTTACGTCGTTCGGCTTGAATTAATTTTGATAACTGACGTTCATAATCGACTTTTAGAGTCTGGAGAACAGCCAATGACTCATAGGCGAAAGTATTCCCTTTCACTGTCATTGCTGATAATGCGGCTTCGTCCCCAGATAAACGGGCGAAAATAACTTGCTCGATTAAGGCGATAGTTTCCCGCAGATATTCTTTTTTGGATTGTTTGGCGAATACTGGTAAAACAGTTAATTCCTGCATTGATACCAGTTCTTCTTCCAAAGTGGTTACGATGGTATATTTACCTTCGGCAAAATCTAAGGTTTTGATCTCATGATTAGCCGGAGTATCATCAACCTGATAAATGATACCTTTACTATTTCCTACCTGAATTGTTACACCCTCTTCATTCGCCAGCGTGATTTTTTCGCCTTTACGAATTACTAAGGGAATTAGTTCTAAACTCATAATTACCCCTTATTTAATTGTTATTGGATTAACAATATTTAGGAGTAAGCCGCCCCGAAGGACGGCGAGTTATTAGAACGATGTTACCCAACTACGGCCTCTATTTGGAGGTCTGACGATGTTTTGACGTTGCGGTCGTGTGATTGGCTTAGTTTCTTCGATTTGCTCGTTAGATTGCGATTTAGGAGCTTTTACGGGTTCTTCGACAACGCGGTTTAAGCTGTCTTTCATTGCAATGAGTTTATCCCATGACATTTTTGAAAGGACGTAGCGAGAAGCCGCATAGCTATAAACCAGACAGTCGAGAGCCTCGTTTCGGGTACTACCTGGATTTTTCACCCAACGCACGCCAGTAGTAGTACGCTTGATGGATTCACTCAAAAGCTGATCGAGATAATCATCAGGAACGGTTTCTGATATCTCTAAACCAATATGAGGATTGTCTTTCAGGTTTCTAACCAGCATTTCACGAACAGCAGATTTACCAACGTTAACACCCAGCATAAGCAATTCATGACCACCTGTGCGGGTAGGTTTAACCGGAATCACTGGAGCATTACCAGATGAACTACCTTTGATCGCGTGTAGGTTCTTCCACTTACCGCAAATACGGTATCCGGCTTGAGTGAATCGACCGTTCGATGTATCAAGGAAGCTGGCGAGCATAGGAACACGATCACCCGATACAGTAGTAAATTTGGTTTTATGGAAGTTGATTAATCTATCCCATACAGGGGATTCATATCGTTCACAGTTATGATCGTAAAAGCTGCGGTGATCCAGAATGTAAACCTTATCTTTCGCTACACCTAAGATGGTAGTTTCTGCGCGATCTAATTGCTGGTCAGTACCCGCACATAAGAAAATCACGTCATCAGGGATATTCTCGATAGAAACATCTGTTTTGAGTTGTTCCAGTTCATTTGCTTCTACTGCCGTGTCCTGATCGTCGTATACCTTGCCTAACACGGTGTTAAAAAAGGATTGTAAATCAAAGGATTGCCACGCATGACTAAAATCAACCACACAAGCGCGAATCGTGCTGAAAGGTGAATACAGACGACTGATCCAGAATCCTGCTACCTCACTTTCACGGGTTGCTCTCCACTCTCCTTGTGCTACTGCCCTGATTCGTTCCCCTTCTGTCCATGCGTTCTTACAGTGGGGGCAAATATAACGAGCGGTATCAGGATCGGGTAAGTTCTTACCATCAATGTTACGCCATTCAAATTGAACGTTTTCCCACTCGATCACCTGGTGTCTACCGCAATGAGGACACGGAACAAAAAACATACGCATATCGCTTGATAACCATTGCTGGTTAATGCTTCCCAGCTTACTGGTCGGGGTACTGGATACGACTAATCGACCTTCATCGCCAAAGGTAGTTAAACGGTTAGCAGCCAGTGCCACCGGATCACCTTCTTCTGAGGCTGTGGCAGCATCAATTTCGTCAAGTAATCCAACCTTTGCGGTCTTACCACGTAGGGTTGATGGGCTGGTAAGCGATACCATGTACAGGAAGTGATTCGTTTTTAACTGGAGTTGGTTGTTGTTGTTAACCGCGTTGCGATCATTCTTGTCTGTAACCACGTCTTTCAATGCATCACATGCTTCGATAGACGGTCGGATCTTACCCGCGAGATATTGAGACATTTCTTTAGCGGTTGATTGTCCGATAATCATATTGCATGGATCGTTAGCCATCTGGTTAAACAGGATACCGTTTAGGATGGTAGTTTTTCCGATCTGCGCACTGGTCATCAGTACATACTTTTTCTTATTCTCAAGGAAAGGAGCATCAATCATGCCTTTCTGGAATGACAGCAATTTAACTTTATCCCCCGCTTGAGGACCATCTACCAGCACCATATTCGCTTCGCACCATTCAGACGGAAGGAGCTTAGGCGGTGGAGTGATATATTTTGCGGCATTTTTAAGAATCTTTTTTAATTTTGCCTTATTAGAAATCAGTTTCATGTAATTACCCTCATTACGAAATATGAAGGTATTTATTAAATTATTGATATTTTGATAAATACGGGTATTAAGATTTAAGGAGGGTGTATGCTAATTAATCAGCAAGAAAGAGATGAATTAGCCTTGTCTTGTACCGATCATGAATATCGTTTACCCGTTAAGCATAAGCATTTAAAAACCGATTACACAACATCTGGGTTTAGCCGTGAGGAAGCGAAAGAGATTTTAATAGAATTTTACCGTGATAATGGCTATAGAGACGTTCATAACTTCTTTAAGAAGCATCGCACATCACAGACAGAGTTTCAGCGAGTCCGTGAGTGGTTTGATTTTGATATCAAGCGTTATTATCGCATTGATGACGGTCCTATCTATCGGTTGCAGTGGAAGCCGATCAGGGAAGTGTTGAAACAGAAGAGATTGAATCACGCAATTACACGCTATCGTAACGAGGCTTTCAAGAAAGGCTATGGTGATACAAGGGAACTATTCGTTGAACTCGCTAACGTGAAGTACAGCCACTATTACAACGATCCTAAAGGGTTCTTTGAAGTGCTTCGCAAGGTTGATATAAGTCGGGGTACATATTATTCACGGTTGAAGAAGTACGGGATTAAGGCAGAGTTCTTTATGTCGGTTGACGATGGAGAACTTTTTCCGATAAAATGTAAGTCCTCTAAATAAAGGTGAACATTCACTTTAATTTGGAGAAAATGACTATGACTACTAAAGCTACTCGCGGTCGCCCTACCCGTTTTAATCGTGAACAGATGGCTGATATTGCCTACGCTTACTATACAGCGGATCGTGGTAAGGAAGCGAAAGAACAGATTCTTAGTGAACATGGGATCTCAATCGCCCAATTCTATAAGAATATGAAGAAGTTAGACATTAAATTCTATGTTCAGATCGGTGATGGTCAGATCGTAGAAGCAACAGGTTTTTGATTCTCTTTGCCACTCTTCGGAGTGGCTTTTTTGTATGTAAAACAATCGGCGCAAAACTGCGCTCATCTCTAAGTTGAGTCCAAATCTGGACTGATCTATAGATGCATCCAAATCTGGAGGGATGTGCTTAACTTTCAGCGCATCTACAGATACAAAAAAGCCCCTGAAATTCAGGGGCAAAAATTATTACAGTCCGAAGGCTTCCAGAGTTCCGATATTCTTACGAATCAGTGCAGCCGTATTGTTGATAATTGCACGAGCATTGTTTGGCTGCGGTAATTTCAAAGTTGCTACCGTCTCTTCCTCAATCAAGCCCAATTTAACCAGCACTGGTAAACAGTCAGTTGTGAACTCAAGCTGACCATGTGCTGATTGTCGAGCGTACATGTAAGCAGGAGGAAGAACATCATAGCCGTTAGGCTTACCAGAAGCATCCAGACGACGCTCAATGTGTTTAGCCTCACATAATCCCTTAAGAATACGTTGTACCTTCGTAGAGCCTCGTTTTTCGCCTAATAAGCGGGTGAGACTGTGTGCGTCAATGGCACGTCTGATGTGGAGATCAACTAAACGTTTATTTTCGCGGGTTTTCTCTAATGCCAGTTCGATCCAATCGGTTTCTTCAAAGTGTTCATATGGATTAACCGGAACATTAGCTTTACCTTCTTTCATCAAACGCCATTCTTTAGCAATTTTGAAGCGAAGCGGTGCATCGTATCCCATAACCAGAGTATTACAGAGATCTTCATCCAGTTCATACATCGGTTTATTACGATTCAGAGAATCTTTATAAGTCGTTTCTTTATAAAAACCGATGGGCGCAAAATTGCGCTCATCTCCTCCGACCAGTTTGCTACCCTTTTCAAGCGAATCAACCATATTACGAAAATCACGCATAACATCTTTATGATTCTTTCCGGTTAATTCCGCGATCTGCAAAGTAGACATGGTCAGCGGTTTGGTGTTATCAACAACCAGAGACACGGAAGCAGGTTTAATAGCAGTATTCATAGTAGTAACAGTATTCATAGTAAAATCCCCCTTAAACGGTTTAGTGATGATCCTCCTAGTTCCGGCATCACTACCGGAACAATTTTATTTATAAAGAAATTTTTATCTCATTTAGATTCAGCAATCGCGCGATCAATTTCTTCTTGAATGCGACGCTGGCGTTCATGGAAGTCAACCATTGAGAAATTCAGGTTTGGGGTCCACGGTTTGCGGTTCGGGTTTTTACGTCCATCAATTTTCTTAGTAGTGTTCATAATTAACATCCTCTTTACAAATCTAGGTCAAATAGGTTCAAAGTTGTCAAGTGCGATAATCATAAAAAAGTTAGAAAATTTTGTCAATGCCCCTTGACAAGCCACCAAAGGGTTGACCTAACTTACAGCATATCTAAGCCTTCATCATGGCCGTAGAAGCCACCGTGAGAAGAGAAACAGATTGGTGCGTAGTCGTCGTCATCTTCGTCTTGTTCATCTTGTTCTGGGGCTTCCTGAGCGGGTTGTTTGCCGTAATCAGCCATAATCTGGTCAAGATCAGCGATCCCATAGTAAGAGCCTAAATCAACGTCATATTCACGAACATCAAACGGCAGGTCATCACGAACAATAATTGCTGGAATATCGTTGTATTGAAGACGACCTTCATCAGTAAGACAGTCGATGATCACAGTAGGACGACCATTTCGTTTTAAAGCGTAGAAAGCAGTTGAGTAGTTGGAGTCTTCGGAATGACGAATGATGTTATAACCACGATTAGCGAAAACTTCTAGCATATGGAAGTTACCATAGTTTTCAGAGTCCAGACCCAGAAGTACGAAAGGAGTTTTAGTATTGATCATAGTGGTATCCTCTAAAAGAAAGTGAATCAAACAAATTACACTAGTATTTATACGAGAAAAAAATATCTATTTGGAAGTGATTGGATTCAGTCGGCTTCGCCTCCTTCATGATTTTGATTAAATCATCATCAAAACGAAGGAGTATCTTTAGAATATAAGAATCTTTCTTTTGGAGAAATAATAATCAGGAAGCAATTTGGCAACCGAAGGTTGCAATCCCGAAGGGATACCAATACCTTTCTAGAAAGTGATTGTTACTCACTTCGTTCGTTTACTAGAATCAGTTAGTAACTAGCATTAAATCCCTTTCTAAGAAAATCCTTTCAAAAGTGAGTGAACGCCGTAGGCGTGAACGTGAGCGAAGCGAACTATCCAATCCCTTTCGAATCCTGCTTGCAGGTCTTAGAAGGTGTTGATGGGCGCTTCGCGCACGGCTACGCCGTATTCTTTTTGCGAGATCTTTCTTGAACGTAGTGAGAGAAAACGAGCAAAAAGGAGAACGTTAGTTCGAATTTTATATTCTATGGTCTGTGGGGTGAAATGTTTTTCAAGATCATACACTTATGAGATTGAAGTGTAGGGTTAGTGTAGGTGTGTAGGTTTCATAGTGTAGGTTTGAGGGTGTTATAGTGTAGGTTTACTGGCTAGTGTAGTGTAGGCCAATCCCTTTAAAGTGTAGGTTTGTAGTGTAGGGTTTTCATCAAAAATTTTGATAGAAAATTCTTGTATATTATTTAATCAGAAAATCACCAAAAATCGCGGTAACTGCATGATTTAAAAGGAATGGTCAAAAGGTCACCGTGCTATAATAGGTTATAAAGGTTGATAATCGTTATCCGCCATTTTCACACAAAAATTTTGATAGTCTTTTCTCGTTTAGGTCAAGTGTATTGACAACTGTCAAGGATTATTTTATACTTTTTATCGCTGGTGGGGGTTGAAATTTTCTAAACAGCCCCCATATAGATGATAAGCAAGATTTTTCGTGTATAAATACATGCATGAAATGATTGTTCACTTCTGAAAATCCCCTGATTCACTGTTAACACATACAGCACTGGTTAAACACACAGTGCTTTTTCGATTAAATAATGTACGAAATGATTAATTATTAATCTTCTCTTTAGCAATTCGTGCTCCCACTGATCGGATATACAGTGGTTTTACAGGGTTTTCTGAAATGACTTTTATAAATAGAAGTATCGAGGGCGAAAAGCTCTTTTTATTGTCCTTATTAATCCACATTTGAGGAATCTACTTATGGCTAGACCTGTTAAGTTTACTCGTGAAATGATTGTTGATATTGCTAAACGCTTTTATGGCGATACTGAACGAGGCGGCGAGAATTTCTTTAAGAAGGAAGGAATTGATAGAAGCGGATTCTATAAGTTAATGAAGAAATACGAAATTCAGATAAAGATTAACGTTCAAGTTTGTTAATCCACTTTCACTGAGAATTATATGATGGCTTTAAAAATAAAAAGCCTCCCTTGTTGCAGCAAAGGAGGCTTGAAATGAACAATTAAAACTAACACAGCATTCAGGAGTATTTATAAATGAAAAATTCTAAGCGCATCACCTTCAACCTGTTTATTAAATCCAACGGCAAACTGAACATTACCGTCATGGAAGGTAAAGCAAGCAAACAAGACAAATCCTTTGAAGTAGTATCCGGTAAGACTCTGACCGAAATGCGTCAGAATGCTGGCATCAAAGACGGTGCTGAATGGCAGATCACTAACCGTTTCGACAAACGTCACGTTAAACCTACACTGGTAGAAGGTGAATCCGTTTATTGCTTCGCTCGTGCTGTTAAAGCCGATGAAACTTACTATCTCGCTGTTGTTAAAACTGCTTCCGGCTTCCGTGCTGTAATGCATCACAAGAGCAAGCGTAACGAATACGGCGTAGAGACCCAGGAAGTCGCAAAACGCTTCCGTACTGTTGCTACCGAATCCACTGTAAAGGATGTTTCTGGTACTGTTAACACCGCTAAAGGCGGTTCCTTCTACAACCACGCATTACAGGTTACTTCCTCCTTCTTCTGCAAAAAAGAAGCACAGAAAGAAGTTTCTCCGGTAGTAGTTGAAGAAGTTAAAGAAGAAGTTGCAGTGGTTGAATCTTCCGAAGTTGAAGCACTGAAAGCACGCATTGCTGAACTGGAAGCTGAAAACGCATCTCTGAAAGCTGAACTGGCAGCACAGGAAACCACTTTCGAAGTAGCAGCGGTTGAAGTTGAAGCAGTTGAAGAAAAATCCATTGATGAAGAACTGGAAGAACTCCTTAACTATCGCTGGGGTGTTGTTGCAGAAGTAGAACAAGAAGTTGCTCCGGTAGTTGTTCCGGTTGAAGTTGAAAAAGAATCCGCACCTGTTACTAACTTTGAATCCCTGCGCAATAACTTTATGGCTAAATTCAAAACCACTTGGGAAGATACCGAAGAAGAACAAGAAGAGATTGAAGTAAACGAAGACGAGATCCGCGAAGCACAGATGGCACTGCATGACGCTATCTACGACACCAACTACAGCGCCTACGCATACGCAGCTTAATAGAGGGGTGAATCTATGATGAATCAAAACAAAGAATTTCTGGGTAATCTGATGTTAGAAATTACCAAAATGAAAGAAAGAATGGTAGCGATGGAATCAGAGATTAAAACTCTTAAAGCTGATAATAAGGCGTTGAGAAAGTCCTTAAAGCTGATTGATGAGACTAATGCGGTTATGATGGATCATGTATTCCCTGAGTGGCGAAATGAAACTAAACCTACACAACATAAGAAACTTACACTTCGAATTGTTGCATAAAAAAAAGGGACTCCGAAGAGTCCCTAGTAAGTTTAGGTTAGGTTTGCACAACAAAGATGAGGTTATAATGAACATAATGCTACATTATTCTTTAAAGCCAGAAAAATAACCGCCCCGAAGGGGCGGGAGGATTAATACTCAATCTATACTTGTTATGTTTTTGTGTTGTATGGATCACTGACTATGAAAACACTGTTTTTATGGCTTTTAATCGGGAACTCTCTTTCGAAAATTCCCTGTTAAAACCACATAAGGAGAAAAGGCAGATTACAATATTATTTAGTGTCTGATTTATAGCAACTAAAAAGAATAAACAGGATTAAACATACCCAGCCGTAAGGCGTACCGATTAGAAATTTGAAAAACACCACCAGCGATATAAAAATCAATTTAATGCCAGCGACGATAGTCAAAAACAGCAGAGTAGCAAAGTAGACAAAAAGATCCATAGATAATCCTCTTTGAAAACGACCATCATCTATAGTTCAATTCATCGATTTAATTAATGATACTTGAAAGCATTACACACAGCAGAAATGCCAATGTGAGCAAATGAATATACGATAGTTAATCCTACAGCCAGATAAATCAAAAATTCAACCATAGGTAAATCCTCAAATAAGAAAAAGGTTAGCGGGGGATGTTCTCCCCCGTAGACGTTGACCATCAACATCTTTCATACATTTATTTATAACGCGTTTTAAGACACATCAAATTCATCGTCTTCTTCTGGTTCTTGTTCCGGTTCATCCATTAATGGTAATTCTTCTTCCTCGTCTTCTCCTAAATCCGCATTTTCGAACAAGTCCCCTACTTCATTTAAACGACGCTCGATGATCTCCCTTAGCTTATTCTTCAATGTTTTCTGGTCGGTGGCAGATTCAAGAATTTCTAAAGCGTCGATTGTGGCGATCTGCAAAATAGTCTGTTTCACCTTCCCGCAATATTCCGCTAGTTCCTGCTCAACATACCCGACCGGAATCAGGAGGTTCATTGCTTCCTGGTTCTCTCGTTCGGCTGCATCTGCTAATGCTCTCTCACGGCGTAATTTCTCTACGTCGATTTGTTCCTTGACAGTAGTTTCCCTGAGTGGACTGATGATATTTTTTGCTACCCACTCGGTCCCCTCTTTGAGTGGCACGCGGCGGGTATTGGTATTGTAAGGTAGTCCCCTTTCTAACCATTTCTTAGCGGCGTTAATTGTATAGCCGTATAAGCGGGAAATTTCTGTAAGGGTTAATTCTTCTTTCATCCGGTTATCCTCCTTTAAATTTGCGTAAAATTATTTATCTGATCTGCGCATTCAGGAGAGCGCCTAAAACGCTTTATAACGAAGGGAAAGATCGAGGCATGGAAAGGGATTGGCGTGTGTTAATAGTCGCGTAGCGACCGCGCTGGTGGGCTGCACTGCACCTGTTTTGAAATCTCACACGCACATCAAATACCGGGGTGCCGAAAACTCCCTTTATTTCACCCGTGGAACAGTACCTTTTGATTTTGTCAAGTCTTTTTTATAAATAATCGAAAATATTTTTCACACGAGGGCAAATCATGAAGACTAAAGATATTAAGATTGAATTTGAAACTGTTGATGACGTTCGGGAACATCGCATTGATTCTACTGGCTGCATCTTCCAGCTTACTAACTCCCCTATTGGATTGATTATCTATGTAGCAGAAGATGACGTGTACGCTATATGGGATGGACAGGATGAGTTTAAAGGCGGGAATAGCCATCTGATCAATACTCATGAGGGATTTGATCCGACTCCTGTCTGTATGCTTGCTTATCACGTAACACTGGATGAACTACCGGAAGCAAGCGCGCGTATCCGTAGAATGAAAGACATTAAGTGA